AAGTGATACGGCATCTCCAGAGATTAGAGAGCAAGCAAGAGCTTTCAAAGAGCATCTAGAAAAAGTTATAGCGTTTTATATGAAAGAAGCTATAAAATCAGACAGAACAACTATTTACAATGCTATTAAAGATGCAGGTCAAGAACAGCTTGCAGAACATATAAGGAGACTATAATGGCTATATCACAGGCAATGTGTACGTCTTTCAAGAAAGAACTATTAGAGGCAAAGCACAATTTTTTAAATAGTGGAGGTGATACTTTTAAATTAGCCTTGTATACATCAAGTGCGAGTCTAGACGCATCCACCACAGCCTACACTACAAGTAATGAGGTATCAGGAACAAATTACACAGCAAAAGGTGGAACCTTAACAAGAGTAGACCCTAGCACATCAGGCACAACGGCTCTTACAGACTTCTCTGATCTAACCTTTAGCAATGTAACACTAACAGCTAGAGGGGCGTTAATATTTAATGAAGACGCTACTGGCGACACATCTGTATGTGTATTAGACTTTGGAGCCGATAAGTCGGCATCTTCAGGTGATTTTACCGTTGTATTCCCAACGGCTGATGCAAGTAATGCGATAATAAGGATAGCTTAATGGCATTTGTAATAGCAGATAGAGTTCGTGAAACGACAACGACAACAGGCACAGGCACGATCACCTTGGGTGGTGCAGTCACTAACTTTGAAACTTTTACTGCTAATCTATCTAATTCTGATACCACCTATTATGCTATTGTTGATAATACCAATGGTGCTTTTGAGGTTGGTCTAGGAACATTTACAGCCTCTGGAACCACACTAGCACGATCTGTAATAGCAAGTTCTAACAGCAACAACCTTGTTGATTTTGGTGCAGGAACTAAAGATGTATTTATCACAGTGCCTGCAAGTAAGATTGTGGTCGAGGATGGCAGTAACAATGTTGCCATAGGAGGTACGGTAACAGCTACGGCTTTTAGTGGTAGTGGTGCAGGTCTTACAGGTGTTGATGTAGTAAACGATACGAGTCCTCAGTTGGGTGGAGCATTGGACGTTCAGACCCACGATATTGTAACGACATCAAACAGAGATTTAGAACTAGCACCAAACGGAACAGGGAAAGTTGTTGTAAAAGGAAACGACAATCAAGGTGCTATACAGTTTAACTGCGAAGCTAATTCACATGGTCAAATTGTTATAGCAGCTCCACACTCAGAAAGTGCTTCCAATACACTAACTTTACCTAGCACAGGGGGTAACGCTCGTTTAGTGTCAACAGCATCGACTGCTACTCTTACAAATAAAACCTTTGGCGATAACGTAAGTTTTGGTGACAATAATATCACTAACGTAGGCGATATAGCTGTAGATTCTATAAGTCCAGACGGCACAGATATAAACGTAGCAGTATCCGACAACTCAGCTACAGCGTTTACGATAAAGCAGGGGTCAGACAACTATCTCGTTGTGGATACTGGGGATGGTGGTGAGTCTGTAGCGATAGGCACAGGTATATCAGGAACTGCCATATCTATAGGTCACAGCACCTCAGAAACAACGGTAAACGATAACCTTACAGTTACAGGTAATCTTACCGTTAGTGGCACGACTACAACAGTGGATAGTACAACTATAAATATTCAGAATGCCTTTGTGTTTGAGGGAGCCACTGCTAATGACTTTGAGACAACTCTTACAACGGTTGATCCTACAGCCGACAGAACAATAAGTCTGCCAAATCAATCAGGTACGTTGCCAGTCCTTGCAGCAGCTAGTGCAACACAGATTACATCGACACCAGAGGAGTTAAATATACTTGATGGAGTTACAGCCACTGCCTCAGAGTTAAATATTTTAGATGGTGTTACGGCTACAACGGCTGAAGTAAACTTGCTTGATGGTGGAACGTCTGTAGGTAGCTCTATAACAATAGCTGACAGTGACGGTATAATCGTTAATGATGGTGGCACAATGAAATCTGTTCCTGCCTCTGATGTTAAGACCTACGCATCGGCAGACTCAGCAAGTAAAGGCTTTGCCACAGCAATGGCGATAGCATTGTAAAGGAGAATATATGGCACAGGACTTTGAACGAAACATAGCCAACGGTGTAGGCACAGGAGAAACGACTTTACGAACAGCAGACTCAGATGACGCTATAGTTGGTATTATGGTGGCAAATGTAACCTCCTCGCAGATTACAGTTGAGGTTTACATTACCGTAAGTTCTGTTGATCATCATCTAATTAAAGATGCACCTATACCTGCAGGATCAGCACTACAGATATTAGACGGTGGAGCAAAAGTCGTAATGCAGTCTGGTGATGCACTAAAAATAAAAAGCAATACGGCAAGCAGTGCAGATGTTTGGGTTTCTGTGGTGGATGCCATTAGCACATAGGAGGAGTTATGCCATATATTGGTAGTCAAGTTGGTTCTAGTTTTTCATCAAGACCTGCTACGCAGGAGTTTAACGGAGATGGCTCTACAACGGTCTTTACCTTAAACCAGACAGTAGCTCAAGAAGACATCGTAGTCAGCGTTGATGGTGTAATACAGGAGAGTGTGGACGCATTTACAGTGCCAAACGGTACAAGTCTTACGTTTACAGAAGCACCATCAAGTGGAACAGGTAATATCTTTGTTATCTATCTTGGTGCAACGGATACAAGTATTACGATACCCACACAGAATAAAGGCACATTTAAGAACGGTGGTATGTTTAGAACTAACGCTCAGACACTCGATGTTAATACAACAATAGAGGCTACAGAAAATGCTAACGTCACAGGACCTCTGACTATAGCAAGTGGTATCACACTTACGATTAACTCTGGAGGAAACGTAGCAATACTATGAGCAATCTTCTAGTACAGAATATAAAGCACACGAATGGCACTACGGCTCAGACTGTGGATAGCTCTGGTCAGGTAAATGTTCGTGGTGAGGGTAGTGCTACTACCACAAATTTACAGCAGGGTCTTTGTAAGTCGTGGCATCAATGTGATGAAAATACAGCATTAGATGACAGCTTCAATACAGCTTCTATTGTTGATGATGCCACAGGAATACATACAGTAACTTTTACCTCTAATATGGGAAATGCAGATTATACAGGAGGTGTTTGTGCAAGACTAAATTCAGACGGTGGAAATGCGTTTCTCCGTTTCTCAAATAGTTTTACTACTTCACAAAACAAATTTGTTTGTGTTGCACTTGATGGAACTTTAATTGATGCAGAAACTAGAGCATGTGCATATCATGGAGACTTGGCATAATGGCAACTCTCAAAACAAACACACTCACAGGCACAACAACAGCAGGGTCTATTGCCGTCACAGGAGAGGGTAACTCTACAACTACAAACTTACAGCAGGGGTTGGCGAAGGCTTGGTTTCAATCTAGTAACGCTGCGGTTCTTCAAGATAGTTTTAACATAAGTGGGGGAACAGACAACGGCACTGGAGACTATACCTTTGCTTACAGTAATAATATGAGTAATCAGTTATACTCTTGTAGTGGTCATATAATAGACGTAAATCCAAGAATTTGCAATGTAACAAGCACTGCTACAAGCTCATACACAGTGGTGTACAATAATGAAAGTAATGTAGATAGAGATGTAGCTAACGCAAATGATATAAACGGAGACTTGGCATGAGTACACTAAGAACAAATGCCCTAGAGGGAGTAGACGCAAAGAACAGCATCACTATTGTTGCAGGTGCAGGGAATATTACCACTACGAATGTGCAAGATGGGTTGGCAAAACAAACAATTCAATATTCTGGGAGTGATAATACTATTCAGGGTTCTACTAATACATCATCTGTGACAGACAATGGAACAGGAAACTTCACAGTTAATTATACAAACAACTTTGCTAGTGTTGGAACACAATCTTCTACTGCTTCTGTTTTTGCTAGTTCTAGTCAAGACAGGACAATTCAATACGGAGCAATGACCACAAGCACTATTCTTATGATAATAATGATTGGTGGCTCTGTAAGTGACATTTTAGGAACTGGAGCAGTACACGGAGATTTAACATGACACCAGAATTTCAAGGAACACATTTATGGGATAGACTAGGGTGGGCAAAAGAAAACCTAGAGCCATACAGAAGTGAGTATTGCATTGTATGGGAAGACCCTGACAACCTAGATGAACCGGCAAAGATAACACACCCTGACCCTAATTGGATGGCTTGTGCATTAAATGGTGGGATACTACCACCTGTGTGGGTTTATTGGGAACTCAAGAAAGACGAAGCACAACCAGACTTTGTAAAGCATACACGAGGGTATTTACTGCATAATACAAAGCCAGTAGAATCAATGACAGAGGAACAGGCAATAGAATACTTGATTATGAAAGACATACCTGAGAGAGTGTGGAAAGATTATGAGCAAGCAAATAGAAAGCGTTTGCTTATAGTAAAGAAGGAGCAGTTACCGTCACATCGAACATGGCGTAACGCTTGGAAAATAGATCAACAAGTGGCATAGGAGATACGATGACCAAAACATTTATAACAGATAAGGATGGGGCAACCATAGATGCGTCTACTGCAACTGTGCCATCTGACAGACATTTTAGAAACGCATGGAAGCTCAGTGGTTCTGTGATATCCGAAGACATGACGGAGGCTAAAA